ATGGTTTTCTGTTTCAGTATTCATAATTAATATTGGACTTATCAAATCCTCTCACCTAATCTATACACATCGACACACACAACGGAGCAACTGACACAATGGATTTAAGCCCTTCACAAAAACGCGCTATAGCTGAAATGGTAAATACCGGCGAGTATCGAAAGGTCAAGCCTCAACAGGCTCCGGACTATTACATAACATCTAGGCAACTTGTTTCTATTGAAACCGACGAAGGATTTAAATATCAATTATGGCTAGGAAAGCGCGGTAGATGGTACGAATACGCGAATGGACCAGATTAAGAGAAGTTTAGATAAACAACGGAGATACACCACATGACATACGACGAAGCAATGGATGGACACGACGTATCAGCAAAGCAAGCCAAAGCGGAAGTGTTAGCGCATGGCGTAGACTGGACTGAATTTGTAGAAGAAGTGGGAAGCAAATCAGTTTATAAATCAAACGAAGTTTTAGAATGGTTAGGCTACTAAGGAGAAACAACAATGAACAATTTACAAGATTTTGATAACTACATTGACTCGCTGTGTGATGACGTATGGTTCAACTATAAGCATGACCTGAACGATCAAAACGATTGGCCTGACATTGCACATGAATTAGCAGACAGTAGCCAGCACGTTATTTACTATGGTATGGCTTGGGATCTGGTAACGATGATGCGTCATGCTGATTCAGCGCTGTTTAATGATGCGGAGGATAGTGCGTTTAATCACGGAATAGAATTTGAGAGTGCTAATCAGATGATGGTACTGATTGCATATGAGTTAATTTATCAAGCCATTATGCTTACATTGAATGACAAATTTAATAAACAGGAGGCGGCATAATGAACCCGACACTACTTGACATTGCAATTTTATTCAGCTTTGTACCAGTCTGGGCTGGTCTTTGCTGGGTGTATGAGAGCTGGACAGACCCACGCAACCGACGACGACGCAAGCGCAATGCACGTTACAAAAAGCGCATGAAAGAATTAAACAGGCAAGGGAGGTTGATGCGATGAAGATCACAACGGCTAAACGGTACTACAAATACGTGACAGACTTTGGCAATAACGGACTAGTTATCGAGACGGACAGACACTTGATCGACTTATACTTCACTGGTACCTTTAGATTGTCCACGGCATACGTACCAGCTGACGAGTACAGCGGAGCTAGTTACATTGCATGGATAGGATGGTTACATATCGAAGTGACAGGACAGGCAACACTTGAGGCATAGATGGCAGACAAACGGAAGTACCACGGCAGCCCAGCAGATTATCACATGACGCAAGAGGAAGTAGCGAAGGCGTTAGGACTGCACCGCATAACAGTGCAGAAGATTGAGCGGGACGCGTTGAAGAAACTTAAAGAGATGGGAAAGCTACAGCGTTTCATAGACGCAAAGGAGTGAGACATGACAAGCGAAGTATTAAAACTTAAAGTAAAAGCAACGCGAGCGTATCGTGAATTAAACGGAGCGGCGACGTATACGCAGTACGACGACAAGATAGGACTGGTGGATATATGCGCTGTCGAGGATTGTGAAAGGATTCTGAAAGAGCTAACTGAAATATATCAAAAACAATTACAGCTAGATTGGAGAGAGGTGTACTCATGATTGGTGTTAATACAACATATATAGTTGAGTTATACGACGATATTTGGTCGCAGGTATTTACAACGGACGACGTAGACGAAGCGAAGTACTACGTGCAAACAAAGCGTGACAATGGTAAACGATACAGAATTGTCAAGCACACAACGGAGGTTTTATGAAGGGTGAATGTAATCTGTTTGACGTAGAAATACTGGTTGACATTACCGTAGAGTTTACCAGCGAGGATGAGTTGATCGTCCTCGACTCTGTCAAGTGGCACGGCGTCGAGCTGGTTGAGATGATTGATCAACACGTCTACGATAAAATTGTTGAACACATTGTTGACGAAGAACTGTAAGCTGTGTTTATAATCTATACAGAAGCAGAAAAGTTTAATTTAAAAAAATTATCTTATAAGGTATTTAACCTATGAGTATCTCTAAAGAACAGAAAGTAAGTGAGCTTGTTGAACGACAGCTTGAGACGTTGACGCTCATTGAAGCTATGAACATCGCAGGTGGTTTCTTTACTGACTTGTTAGAATCAATGGACGACGAAGAAGTTGACGAGCTTTACACTGACATGGGGGCAGGACGTTATGGCATTCACTGAGACGCACCAGCCGTGTTCAGATTGCGGTAGCAGTGATGCGTTATCGTACAACGAGGACGGCTCTAGTTATTGTTTTAACTGTAGCAAGTACACCAAAGCCGCAACGAAGGATAACGTGAGAGAGCTAGGATCTATCAGCGATGCGCCAAAGCCATCGTTCAGTCAGACAGAACATCGGTTAATCACAGCGGAGTACCGTACGATTACTGACCGTCTCATTACAGGAACGACGGCGAAGAAGTACGCAGCACTCAAGCAGGGTGACGTTACAACATTCGGTTACTATAACCCTGACGATCCAACAAAGCCGATAGCCGCCAAGGTTCGTAACCCTGACAAGCGGTTCAGTATCGTTGGAGATTGGAAGAACGCAGGGATGTATGGTCAACACTTGTTCCCTGAAGGTGGTAAGTATGTGACTATCGTTGAAGGTGAGTATGATGCGTTAGCGGCTCACCAAATGACAGGTAGTAAGTATCCCGTTGTCAGTGTCCGTAACGGTGCAACGTCGGCGGCAAAGGACTGTCGCCTTTTTTATGATTGGCTGAACAGCTTCGAGAACATTGTTATTTGTTTCGATGCTGACGAGCCGGGACAGAAGGCAGCGAAGGAGTGTGCTGATCTGTTCGGTAACAAGGCAAGGATTGTTAAGCACGTCAACGGCTACAAGGATGCGTGTGATTATCTTGTTAACAATCAGGCGGAGATGTACACCAAAGTGTTCTGGTCTGCCCAGCCTTACACACCTGAAGGTATCGTTGGTGCTGGTGAGCTACGTGATCTGATTAAGAAGCCACTCACCAAGGCAGAGGTACAGTACCCATTTGAGGGACTGAACAAACACCTCTACGGTATCCGCACGGCGGAGCTGGTGACGATCTGTGCAGGCTCTGGACTAGGTAAGTCAACACTCCTACGTGAGATTGTTAGCTCCATCATGGCGCAGTCTGAGGACAACCTTGGTCTGATGTTCCTTGAGGAGACGCCTGAGCGTACCATGCGTGGACTTGTAGGTCTTGAACTGAACAAACCTATCCACCTACCTGACTGTGAGTACGATGACCAAGACATTGACCTTGTGTACGATACGATGGACTATGAGAACCGTGTCTATCTGTGGGAACACTTCGGTAGTAACGAGATAGAAAACGTACTGGGCCGTATGAGATACTTCGTCAAGGTACTAGGCGTACGTTATATCGTACTCGATCACGTCTCTATCTTGGTGTCTGACCAGAGCAACGGTGATGAACGACGTGCCTTGGACATGATCATGACTAAGCTACGTACGTTCGTACAGGAGATGGGGATTTGTATGTTCCTTGTGAGCCACCTACGACGCCCTGAAGGGAAGCAGTTGGAGGACGGTGCTGTCACTAGCCTTGGTATGTTACGTGGCTCTGCGTCGATTGCACAGCTCTCTGATGCAGTCATTGGTGCTGAACGTAACAGCCAGAGTGACGACGCTGTTGTCAGAAACACGACCGTGCTACGTGTGTTGAAGAACCGATACACTGGCAAGACAGGTAAGGCGTGTGAGGTATTCTACAATGAGGCAACTGGACGATTAACACAACGTGAGGAGAAGGACAGTGCTGTCTTATAAGCTAGGTAAGAATGAGCAGAAAGTTTGCGAGTCTATCGCTCGTATGCGTTACGAGAATGCTAGAGAGAAAGGCTTTAACAACAAACTGTCTGACACTTTATTCACTAAGTCATATAAAGATGTTGATGTTGATGGCGTTGGCTCTGAGATGGCAGCAGCAAAGATACTCAACGTGTACTACGATATTGAGACAGACTTTCAAGCAAGCGAACTACCGGCACATGACTTGATATGTAAAGGTAAGACTGTCGATGTGAAGACAACCAAGTACAGAACAGGCAGACTTATTATCATGCCTCACAAGAACAACAGCCAGTGTGATTTGTATTTGTTAGTGGTGGGTAGCTTTCCTGAATATAGTGTAGTAGGTTATGCTACTTACGATGAGATAGTGCAAGAGGAAAACTGGGGCGATCCTTTTGGTAGAAACAAACCAGCCTACTTTTTAGATCAGCACAAGCTGACGCCGGTAGAGGAACTTATTGAATGAGATGTATAGCGTGTGACGTAGAGCTAACAGACTACGAAGCTACAAGACGATTCGCTGTTAGCCAAGAGTTTGTAGACTTGTGCAACAGATGTTTCGCTGTTAGTTTAGATGACGGAGATGTGATTGACCGTGCTGATCTACGAACACTCGCAGACATAGAGGAGATGATACACCATGAGCAAGATTGGGACTTGGATATTGGAACAGGAACAGTTGATGGAGACTTACCAGAAGTTTAACCATGAGCCTGAACGTAACGAATTGAACGAGCGATACAATGAATACATGCTACTTGGACATAGAAACAAGCTTGGATCACTCAACGATCTGGTGTGCCGTTACGAAGGTGAAGAACAGCACCCAAGTACATACGACACCAGAGTCTTTGAAGAAGGTGTTGCATGATGCGGAACAAGTTATCGGACATAATCTCATTGGATTTGATTGTCGTGTTCTCGATAGTGTTTGGGACGTACGCATTCCTAGGCATCTTGTTGTGGATACTTTATACCTCTCCAGACTCTACAATCCAAGCCAAGAAGGTGGACATTCACTGCGTAACTGGGGAACAATCCTTGGAGGAACAGGCAAGCTCGACTTTACAGACTACGACGGTGGACTAACAGACGAGATGATCGAGTACTGTATCGCTGACGTTGAACTGACTGAGCGTGTACACAAGTGGTTGGATATGCAGCTATTTAAAGAGGGCTTTTCTGAGAAATGTATTGATCTTGAGCATCGCATAGGCTGGATCATAACTGAGCAGGAACGCAACGGTTTCAAGCTTGACACACCGTTCGCTGAGAAGTTGATGATGGATCTTATGTTTGAGATGAACAACATCGAAGCAGAGTTACAAGCTATCTTCCCGCCCATCGTTGAAGAGCGTATCTCTGAGAAGACAGGTAAGCGACTGAAGGACAAGGTGACTGTGTTCAATCCCGGATCACGCAAGCAGATAGCAGAGCGACTGCAAGGTCTTGGTGTTACGTTTACTAAGAAGACTGAGAAGGGTAACATCATCGTTGACGAGAAGGTGTTGGACAGTATAGATCTTCCTGAAGCTAAAGCTGTTGCACGTTACATGATGTTGCAGAAGAGAGTAGCTCAGAT